TATGGGATTTCCATCATATGCCCATCCAATTATTCCAGAAACAGAAGATGCAGATTCATTAAAGGAATCTCTTAATGCTCCAAAATATCCACCAACAGAATATTTTAATTTATTATTTTTAGTTTCTTCAAGAATTTCATTTCCAAACTTTTGAATATTACTAACATCCAATTGTCTAACATTTGGATCAAATTTGGCATTAGATCCACTTGATTTTACTTGAATAGAAGTAGATGAAGCAGAATATCCAATTCCAGCACTTATAACTTTAACATCTGTAATTCTGCCATTACTTATAATTGGTCTTAAATCTGCACCTGATCCCATTCCACTAGAATCAATTACATTCAAATCTGGAATCGAAGAATATTCAAATCCACCAAACTGTATATTAACTGAATTAACTAATCCACTAACAATAATAGGTTTTAATTGAGCATCTCTACCAGTTTTTACAGTAATATTAGGTTTAATTTCAAGATTTAATATACTTGAACCATATCCGACTCCACCTTCATAAACATAAGTATCAATAATACTACCTCTAACTAAAGGAGTGGAAATAACTTCTTTTTTAGATTGAGTAGTACCAAGACCAACTGGAGTATAATTTACAGTTACTAAAATATCTGGATAAGCAAAATTTTGATATCCAACACCAATACTAGTAAGATCAACAACTTTCCTACTTTCATAATTAGAAGTTACTGTTCCACCAACACCAGCATCAGAAAGTTTGAATGAATTATCATTTACTTTAAGAACTCGATAGCAATTTGATGTAGTTGATATACCAGTAGCTGTTGTTAATCCTGATATCTGTGTTCCATCAGTAGAATATAAAACTTTATCTCCATCACTAAATCCATGGTTATTAAAGTTAATTGTGTTATTAACAGTTGAAATTCCTGTTGGTTTAACAATTAACTTCCTGTTAGTATATCCTTTTCCACCATTAAGGACTTTAATTTCACTTATAGTCTTTTTAACATCTTTAGTCTTAAATTTATGAATTCCTGTTGTATTATGGGTATTAAATCCTACAGTATTAATTCCAAGAGAATAATTATTATAAGAATAGAATAATTTGATAGTTGTATTATTATCTACTTTTGCAAAATAACTTCCTTTATTGGCTAAAGTCGAAGTTCCTATACCAACTCCAATTCCCAAATTACCGTTAGAATCATAAATTACTTCCTGTCCATTAGCAAAATTATGAGCAGATAAGAAAGTAATTTGATATGTTGTTCCAGATGTAGAAGTACTTACACCACCACCATCTCCAGTTCCTCTTCCATCAAAAGATACTTCCCTAGATCTTTTAATAATAGTTGGCTTTAAGACTGCTCCAGTACCATTTCCACCAGTAACATCAACAGATTCAACATCTTCAATATCATAATCTAAAGAATCTACATATACTTTTTCAATACTACCACTAACTACTGGTCTAAGAAGTGCAGTTGATCCAATTCCAGCAGAAGCAGTTACTGATGGCAAATTAACAACATCATATTTACTACCACCATTAAGAATATTAACTGATTCTAGAGGTCCATAATAAATTCGATCTAATGATTTATAATTAGCAATTTCAACACCATTAATCAACATTCCGGTTGATCCTGGAACTGTTTCTTCTTTAGTACCTACCTTATTATTTGCAGGTAACTCAAATTTTTTAAATATTTTTTGTGATCCAATTTCATTAGATCTTTGTGAATATAAAGTAAATTTATGACTATCAATACCAGAACTAGGAGCATCAAACGTCAAATAACTATCTGATCCAACAAAAACTAATGAATTATATAATTTAATCGTTTTCTTATCAGATAAAACTTCCACATAGTATGATGATCCAGAAACTAATCCATCAAGAGCATCTGAATTTGGTTGATAATAAACTCTATCTCCTGTAAGAAAAGGTACAACATTACCAAATGTTAAAGTAGTATACCTACCTACTGAATTTTTATTAGTTAAACTAGCAAGAGAATTTATTGAAGCACTATTAATATTTTTTGTTATTTGATATGCATACGGAATGGATAATCCATTATTATTAGATGGTAATGAATTAGATGCAACATAGGCATAATCTTCATCTAATACTGTGTATACATTCTGTATATCTGAAATAAGAGCATTATTACCATACTCAACAGGTACATTTAGACTACTTACCTTATTAAT